TGACAGGCTAGAGTTTCCCGAATTAAAACGAACTGTTATGGAAGAATATAAACAGTGGGAACCGGATAGTATTATTATTGAGAAAAAAGCGAGCGGTGCGCCGTTAATATATGAGTTACGTGCAATGGGCATCCCAGTACAAGAGTTTACACCCACTAAAGGCAACGATAAGATTAGTCGTTTGAATGCGGTGTCGGATATTTTTGCCTCGGGGAGAGTGTGGCACCCACCAACTAGATGGGCAGAAGAAGTGATAGAGGAAGTCGCAAGTTTCCCTGCGGGAGAACATGACGACTATGTGGACTCCACCTCAATGGCGTTAATGAGGTTTCGAAAAGGGGGATACATTCGTACATCGATGGATGAACCCGACGACTATTACGATACGAAAGAGTATCGTGCCTACAGACAACATACCAATAGGGCAGTTTATTATTAGGGGGTATTAGTTATGGGGAAAAACAAAAAAACAGCACGTACACCACTAAGGAAAATGGCAAAGCTATGGGACAAGTGGGGCGATCATCTAAGGAAGGACAGCTACGACCCCAATTCGCCTCTACCATCAGGAAACCGCAAACGGATAAAATTTGAGCGTATGTTGGGAAACTTTGTTGAAGGCGGCAAATTTGAAGATCCTAAAGCTGAAGTTAAAAAAGCTAAAGGTGGACTTATTAAATCTCGTAAAAAATCTTCTCGTACAAAATCTCCCCGTAAAAAATCTATTGATGGTATTGCACGTAGAGGTAAAACTAGAGGAAAACATAGGTAAGCAGTTATGGCGAATGAAAATATGCCAGAGTTAGAAATCGTACTTCCTGATGGAAGACCTGTTTCTGAGTTTGAAGAAAGCGAAGAAGATTTGGGAACGGTTTTAGAATTTGATGCGTCCCCAGAAGGCGAGCTGACTACTGTTGTCGAGATAGAAGTATCTGAAAAAGAAAATCCGTTTTACGACAACCTTGCTGAAGACATAGATGAAGATATATTGACAGACATGGCTTCTAGTTTACTAGAAGATTTTGAAGGTGATCTTAACGCACGTAAAGATTGGTTAGAAACCTATGCGGATGGTATGGAATTGTTAGGTCTTAAAATACAAGACCGTACCGAACCGTGGGCAGGGGCATGTGGTGTATACCATCCGTTGTTGTCTGAAGCGTTAGTAAAGTTCCAATCAGAAACCGTTATGGAAACTTTACCTGCGGGTGGCCCCGTCAAGACTAAAATTATTGGGAAAGAGACACCTGAGAATAGAGCAGCCGCTATTAATGTTGCCGCTAACATGAATTACTACGTCCAAGAAAAGATGCCGGAGTACCGGGCCGAGCATGAGCGTATGTTATGGGGCTTGGGCCTTGCGGGTAATGCGTTTAAAAAAGTCTACTATGATCCGACAACGTGTCGCCCCGCCTCTATTTATGTTCCGGCAGAAGATATGGTAGTGCCCTATGGCGCTAGTAATCTGGATGATGCAGAACGTGTAACCCATGTTATGCGTAAGACAGAAAATGAAGTTCGTAAATTGCAAGTCTCCGGGTTTTACAGAGATATAGAGCTAGATAGTCCCGAAGGCGGATACCTAGATGAAATAGAAAAGAAAATAGCGGAAAACATGGGGTTTAGCGCGTCTTCTGACGATAGGTATAAAATTCTCGAATTTCATGTAGACCTTGATGTTGAAGGGTACGAAGACAAAGACGAAAAGGGTAAAGAGACAGGAATTGCGCTTCCTTATATTGTAACAATGGAGCGTAATTCGAACACCGTTTTAGCGGTTAGACGTAATTGGCTAGAGAATGATAGGAAGAAACTTAAACGTCAGCACTTCGTGCATTACCCCTACATTCCGGGGTTTGGGTTTTACGCTTTTGGGCTAGTTCATTTACTAGGTTCTTTTGCTAAATCAGGAACGTCTTTAATCAGACAGCTAGTTGATGCAGGAACATTAGCAAACTTACCCGGAGGTTTTAAAACCAAAGGGATGCGTGTTAAGGGTGATGACACTCCGATACAACCCGCAGAGTTTCGGGATGTAGATATTCCAAGCGGCTCATTAAAAGAAAACATCATGCCGCTGCCTTACAAAGAGCCAAGTCAGGTTCTATTCCAGTTAATGCAAAGCATTGTGGAAGAAGGTAGGCGGTTTGCGTCGATTGCTGATTTAAAAATTAGTGATATGTCTTCGCAGTCTCCTGTAGGTACAACACTCGCCATACTTGAACGAACATTAAAAGTAATGTCCTCGGTACAGGCGAGAGTTTATGCAGCAATGAAACAAGAGTTTCAGTTGCTGGCAGTAATAATTAAAGATGACACACCTAGTTCATATGCGTATGAGCCTAGTGAAGGAAGCCCACAAGTCAAACGCGCTGACTACGATATGGTGGAAGTCGTCCCTGTTGCAAATCCTAATTCATCGACAATGGCACAGAAGGTTGTGCAGTATCAAACAGTGATGCAACTCGCTGCAAGTGCGCCACAGATTTACGATATGCCTGAGTTACATAAACAAATGTTGGAGACAATAGGAATAGAAAACGTAGATAAATTAATTCCTTCTGAAGAAGAACAGAAGCCAACTGATCCAGTTTCTGAAAATATGGATCTTATTACAGGTAAACCTGTGAAGGCATTTATTTATCAGGATCATGAAGCGCACATTAAAGTTCATATGAACGCAGCACAAGATCCTTACATCCAACAAATTATGGCAAACAATCCAAATGCTCAAGGTGTAATGGCAGCGAGTCAAGCACACATAGCTGAACACGTATCTTTCTTATATAGGTCTAAACTAGAAGAACAGCTAGGTGTACCGCTACCGCCGCCAGATGAGCGATTACCAGAAGACATTGAAGTGCAACTTTCTCGTTTGGTAGCGGATGCGTCTGAACAGTTATTACAACAAAACCAAACACAGATGGCGCAAGAACAAGCGCAAGAACAAGCGCAAGACCCAGTAGTTCAGATGCAGCAGCAAGAATTGCAGCTTAAACAGGGAGAACTACAGCGTAAATCAACTAAAGACCAGACAGATGCCCAGCTTAGACAAGCCCAATTGCAACTGGACGCCGCCCGTATCCAATCTCAAGAAAAAACAGCATCCGCTAAAATAATGGCAGATGCAGCCAAAGAAGACGAAGTTTTGAAGGTTAAGCAAGCGATTGAAGGGGCTAAATTAGGGCTAAATCTAAATCAAAATGTGAGTAATATGGTAAATAGCGGTAGAACACCGGAAGAAGAGGGGTAAATGGACGTATATCAATTAGTGATTAACGAAATTGATACTAAACATAATATTTTACTTCAAAAGTTAAGTAGTGGTAGTATTCAAGACTATTCCGAATACAAATACGTATGCGGGATAATAAATGGACTACTTTCTACGAAAGAATACTTAGCAGACTTACAACAAAGGTTTGAAGAAGATGAGTGATGCAGCAAAAATAGCAGATTTTGATGAGAAAAAAGCCACGCAACTACCTAAGCCCCAAGGATATCATATCTTGTGCGCGGTCCCTGATATCGAAGATAAATTCGATAGTGGGCTTCTAAAAGCTAATGAAACTCAAAAAAACGAAGAAATCTTAGCAACGGTGTTGTTTGTAATGGAACTAGGCCCAGATTGTTATACGGATGAGGGTAAATTTCCTACAGGAGCGTGGTGTAAAAAAGGTGATTTTGTGCTTGTAAGACCCCATACAGGTACGCGATTGCATATTCATGGGAAAGCTTTTCGAATTATTAACGATGATTCTGTAGAAGCAGTAGTGGAAGACCCTAGAGGAATCCAAAGACAATAACTTTTAGAATTAGAAGGACATAGACATGCCACAAACCGCATTAGAAAATATAGATGCAACAGAGACTGTTATTACTGCGCCAGAACAAGAAGAAAAACCTGATGAGAATCAGGAGTTTGAGATAGAAATAGTAGATGATACGCCCGAAGAAGACCAAGGGCGGGAAACGATGCCCGAAGAAATTGTTGAAGACCTTGAAAATGATGAATTAGACGAATATTCCAAGGAAAAAGGTAAACAATTAAAGAAGGTCTGGAACGACGAGCGGCGGTTAAAAGAATCGGCAATAAAAGAACGAGATGCTGCGGCCCAATTTGCAAAAAATATTTTAGAAGAAAACAAATTGTTAAAGCAGCACCTTACTCAGGGTGAACAAGCTTTAATAGATAATTCTA